GATGTTCCTGTGGTCGAGCGTCTTTGGAATTTTACTTTTGACCGGAGCATGGTCCTTGACACTCTAGTACTGTCACGCTTGGCAGACCCTAGTAGGTCTGGTGGACACTCTCTGCGTAACTGGGGCAACATCCTAGGCTTTGCAAAGGGCGACCACGAGGACTGGACTAGGTTATCACCAGCCATGATCGACTACTGCATACGTGACGTAGAGTTGACTGAGGCTGTGTACAAGAGGCTACGTGTTGAGCTAGACGGGTTTTCCAAAGAGTCACAGGATCTAGAGCATCAGGTACAGTGGATCATACAGGGACAGGAGCGCAACGGGTGGCTGCTGGATCAACGGCTGTGTCACACGCTGTGCGCTAAATTCAAGGAGCGTATGTATGCTATTGAGGAAGAACTCCAGAGGGTGTTCCCGCCGATTGTTGAGGAAAGGTGGTCTGAGAAGACAGGCAAGCGCCTTAAGGATAAGGTTACGGTCTTCAATCCTGGCTCCCGTCAACAGGTGGCAGAACGACTTGAAGCTAAGGGTGCGGTATGGTCGGAACTCACGCCGAGCGGTAGGCCGCAAGTGGACGAGAAGACACTTGAGGAAAACAAACACATACCGGAGGCTGTTCTCGTACTTGAGTACCTACTCTTGCAAAAGCGATACGCACAGGTATCCTCTTGGATAGAACACGTACAGGACGACGGTAGAGTACACGGGAGGGTTACAACAAACGGTGCTATCACAGGACGTATGACGCACCAGAATCCCAACATGGCACAGGTTCCGTCTATCAACTCTCAGTTTGGCAAGGAGTGCCGTGACTGCTGGATTGTACCAGAGGGACGTAAGCTAGTGGGTGTTGACGCTAGTGGACTAGAACTACGGATGCTCGCTCACTACATGGGCGATGAGGAGTTTACAAATGTCTTGCTTAGAGACGACATTCACACCAGAAATCAAACTGCTGCAGGACTTGCAACAAGACCTCAGGCAAAGACTTTCATCTACGCTTTCCTCTACGGAGCAGGGGACGCCAAAATTGGAAGCATCGTCGGAGGATCTGCGCGAGATGGCAATGAGCTTAGGACACGCTTTCTACGAAATACACCTGCTCTTGAAACTCTACGAGACAGAGTTGGACAGGCGTCTCGGAAGGGTCATCTCGTTGGACTCGACGGAAGAAAACTCTGGGTCAGGTCAGAACATAGTGCATTGAACACACTGCTTCAGGCGGCTGGTGCAATCATTATGAAGAGGGCTTTGGTTCTTCTGGATGACTACGCGACACAGCACGGAATTGACTACAAGTTTGTGGGGAACGTACATGACGAGATACAATCGGAGGTGGCTGCAGAACAAGCAGAGAAGTACGGCTGGCTCGCAGTCGAGTGCATCAAGGCGGCTGGCATTTCTTTTGAACTCAGATGCCCCCTTGACGGAGAGTACCAAGTTGGATCAACGTGGGCAGAGACACACTGAGGAACACGATATGAATGACTGTATTAAATGTTCAGCAACTTTGACAGAAGATAATTGGTATGGCTCGTTTAAAAAAAAGCATATTTATATATGTAAGCGATGTCAAAAGAAACGCGCAAACGCTATAACAAACCCGAAACACAACCCTAGAAACAACCCAAACAGAATGTGGGTCAACGGTAAGTACATTTCTAAAAAGCACCCGTTGTTTAAACCAGGAAGATACAAGACATTTGAAGATGCAGCTTTCAGCAGTCTGTCGAAATACGAACTGAGTCGTGAGGGACAGGTGTACATCATTACCAATCCTAACTTCCCTGAGTGGGTCAAGGTAGGCATGGCGGTAGACTCAGAGGACAGGCTCAACGGATACCAAACGTCTTCACCGTTCAGAGACTACGAGTTGTTTACTTTTTGGTCTGTGACTGACCGACGATCTGCTGAGTCAGAGGCGCACAGTCTACTAGAGAAAGCGTATGACCGTAAGGGTGAGTGGTTTAATTGCACACCAGAGCAAGCACAGTCAGCCATAGCTGACCTAATGGAGCAACATAAATGAATAAACTTTACTCACTGGTAGACGACATTTACAAGGTGGTTGCCAACAAGGAAATACCAGAAGGTGTCGATCTGTACGAAGAGATAGAAAACTTTGGTGAAAACTGTAAACGTCTGATGACTAAGTTGTTTACAGAGGATCGTGACGATGGGCGCAAGCTACGTATGTCTAACATCGGTAGAGATGATCGTTACCTGTGGAACGCTGTTAATAACTCAGACGTACAGGAGGAGATGACTCCTAACACTTACGTCAAGTTTATGTACGGGCATCTGATCGAAGAGATGCTGTTGTTTCTAACCAAACTATCAGGACACGAGGTGACAGATGAACAGAAGCAGTGTGAAGTTGCTGGTATTACGGGCCACATGGACTGCAAAATTGATGGTGTTGTCACTGATATTAAAAGTGTCTCGACCTTTGGGTTTAAAAAATTCAAGGATGGAAGTCTCGCTTTTGATGATTCGTTTGGATACGTTGCTCAAATTAAAGGGTATGCACACGCCGAAGGGGAAACAAAGTTCGGGTGGCTCGCAATGGACAAACAGAACGGACACTTGACGTACCTGTTGTATGACTCTGCTGACACTCAGGCACCTGTTTATGAGAAGATTTCATTTGACATAGAGGAGCACATTGAACGAGTAAAAAAGCTAGTGGAGCAGCCAGAGGCACCAGAGGTATGTCACGAAGTCGTACCGGATGGCAAAAGTGGAAACATGAAGCTCGCCGTTGGTTGTTCTTATTGTCAATACAAGCATATCTGCTGGCCAGGAGTTCGTACCTTCCTGTACTCAAGCGGCCCAAGGTATTTAACAGAGGTGGTGAATGAACCGAAGGTCACGGAAATCCAAGCTGGGTAACTTTAGGTCGGAGTTTGAGAGAGATGTTGCAACGCAGTTACAACCATTTGGCTTTAGCTACGAGCCGTACCAGATACCGTACGTCATCGAACGAAAGTACACCCCAGACTTTGTGTACGAGTACAACGAACGGACGTATCTTATTGAGTGCAAAGGATACTTCAGAGCAGGAGACACACAAAAGTACAAAGCAATCTCTAGGTCAATTCCGTGGACTCACGAACTTATATTTGTACTGATGAAACCTAATCAGAAAGTAAACAAAAGCACCAAACTTACTATGGCTCAATGGTGTGACAAACACAAGATTCTATGGTATAATATAGATACACTTAAGGAGTTGGTTGATTATGTCTCTGACACTAGAAGAAACTAAGGAGCGTCTGTTGCGGTTCTACGATCCCGATGATCTTCTGGAAGCCCTACAGATTTCGTCTGAAGAGATACTGGATAGGTTTGAGGACAAGCTGCTACGTAAACTTGATGAGTTTCAAGAGGAGCTAGAAGAAGATTATGAAACATGATATGCGTAACGAATGGACTTACTACACAGACAGAGAGAACGAGATGGCTTCTTACAAATCTATAGACGATGCTAAACCAGAAGACTGGGACAAGGTGAACAAGAGTAAGACTTTTACAGGCAAACTGTTTCACCCTAACGACAACCACAATCCCGTGACGCAGCCAGATCACTACAACAAGGGTGCTATCGAAGCCATCGAAGCAATCAAGGCATCTATGCACCCACAGGAGTACAAGGGATACCTCAAGGGTAACTGTCTGAAGTACCTCTGGAGATACGAGTACAAGAACGGAGTAGAGGATCTGCGTAAGGCTAGGGTGTACCTAGAGTGGTTAATAAACGAGGTGGCTATATGAGCGCTATCTTTGACCTAGAACAACAGATGTTAGATTTTGCAAACGTCACTAAGGACATAGACCTAGTAACTAGATACTTCTTAGACTCCTCAGAGTGGAATGACCACATTAGCCCGAAGGCGACTGACACAATGATTAACAAGTACTTTGCCATCAAGGAACTGTACGAGATCAAGTTTGACGAGATGTGGGAAACCTTTGACCAAGTGTGCAAGGAGTACCACAAGAGAGGTAAACATGAAAGTAATTGACGGCAAGTTTGGAACAAAGACAGAAGAGAAGGAGATAACCACGGCTGAGTTTCTGGCTGCGTTTGCTGCAAAGGCTACGCTACAAGAGAACGAGGGCAGGAAACCAAAGGTAGTTGTGGTCATGTACGAGGACGGTGAGATGTTTGAAGTAGCGTCCAACGAGCAGTACCCTGACGGAGTGTACATGCTTCTACAGTTAGCGGCACAGGCAATCATTAATGAAACACTAGGAGTAACGGAATGAGAA